GTCTAGGATTTCTGTCAACTGCTCCACAGATACTTCTTCAAAAACCTGATCTAGTTGCTCAACAGAAAGTGTGTCAATTAAATATATGACATCTTCCACAGAAGCGTTCATAATCTCGTCAATGACCTGACCAACCTGCTCTTCTGTTAATATCTCCTCAGTTATAACAACTTCAAACTCTGGGATAAAAGTATCCACAATTTCAGGTTCTATAATTTCGGTCTCTATAATTTCAAAGTCTGGCAGACTGGTGTCCACTTCAACTTCTTCTAAAATTGAGTCTATGGGTTCAAACTCAGGTACCGTAATTGCTGGTTCCTCAATTACCGTTTCAATCTCAGGAAGGGGCTCAGAGGGCTCTGGGAGCTCCACTGTTGTATTTATAGGTGGATACTCAATGACAGGGGGCTCTGGTATATTTATAAAAACTGTAGTCGTTGTGGTCGTAGTAGTAGTTGTGGTAGTTACCACGGTATTGCCATCTTCAACAAAATTAAGACCAGCGTAAATTACACCATTTTCTTCAAATGTATTATTGCGAGAAGTTGACCAAGAGTTTGCATCAACACCATTGTTGAGCGATTGTCCATTGTTAAATCTATTTGCAAATTCAATTGCATATGCATTACCCGTAAATGTATTTCCCTCTATCAGTTGATTATCAACACCAGGTGTCCACGATGTAGGTATCCATGATGCAAGACGAATACCAACGCCATTATCTGTAAATGTAGAACTATAAACCTGTTGACGGTTAAGACCTTGTAGTTGAGCTGCGGCTGCTGTATTGCCAGAGAATACTGAGTTTTCAATTCTTACAAAGCGCTCAGTTGCAAGACCATATGAGTTGTTTAAGAATTGAGAATTATTAATATAAATTCTATTTTGATAGTCAGTGTCTGTAAGACTCTTTGCTGCTGGGGTGCTTCCATAGTCAGAACGAATGCCAGCGTAGTTGTTTATAAATATACATCCATAAAAAGTTGTTACAGTTTGATTTTGCTGATACCATGCGTAGTTCTGAGTGTTAGAGAATTTAACATTTGTAATTGTAAATGTTCCTTGATTTGTCCATACAAGTCCACCTGCAGCATTTTTACCATTCTTCAGTGTCATATCATTGATAAGAACATTTCTTTGACCATTATTGTAAATAGCACGATATAGACCGCTTCCGTCAACAATAGTCTCGTTCATCCCCAAGCCAGTAATTGTCAAACCCGCAGTGATTGCTGGAAGATCCGCAGTGAGTGTTACCGTTCCTGCAATATCAAAAGTAATTGAATCGTATATCCCACCAGAGTTTGCATTTGCCTGATTAATAGCCCAACGCAATGTCCCCGAAGAACCATCGTCTAAAAGACTTGTGACTTCTAAAGAATTTGCTGGAGGAAGGGTTGTTGTAGTAGTCGGTGGAGTTGTAGTAGTGGTCGTTGTAGTAGTGGTGGTTGTAGTAGTTTCTTCCACAGTAGTTGTTGGAGCAACTGTTGGTGCTGTTTCATTATTTGGAGCAACCCCGCCAAATGTTGTGCAGGATCCTGCTTGGGTGCAACTTTGAGTTGTACCTACTTCATCATCAACCATCAGGACTGGAGAGAGAGCTGTGTCATCAAGATTGAATGCAGTGAAGCCCATCTTGTAAGTTCCGTCAACAGAAACCTCGTATGTTGAAGTTTGCCAGCCAGTTGAGCCATATGAGTTAGTTGAGTAATCACCAGTTCCTGGATTTGTAAACCCAAGAAGTGCATATGATTGTACAAAATTGTTTACAGTTATAACTGGAGTTGATGCAACGGTGACAGGGACAAGTGAGGTGATTGAGCCATCATTAAATGGAACATAATCAGTTGCCATATAATTCCAAGACATCGTGTAAACTACCCCCGCAGTTAATTCAACTTCACGAGTAATCCATGCCGCATCGGTTGGATTGCCATTGCCAAACCCAGCAGCAGAAGCCTGCCCTGCGAGCATGCTTCTAATATCAGATGTTTGAGTTGTGGTAAGACCAAGAGCGGCGGTTGCTTGATTAAATGTTTGTTCATTTCTTGGCTGCAGAGCAACAGCATATGTTCCACCCTTTGGAGAGAATGTCCAGTTGCCTGCTGCAACCGCAGGAGCGTAATATGGGTTTGGTGCACCATTAACTGTTGGGCTTCCCATTGCTCCATTTGCACCATGACTAAACAACCTAGAACCGTTGAATATGGTTACTCCAGTTCCACCTCCGTTAATTGATGCCCCAAGGGTTCCTGTTTGTGATCCTCTTGACCAACCAGTAAAGGTATTATCTTCAAACCCCGCATTCGGAATAGAAACAGAAGTTGCATCTGCGTATGACGATGGAATAAAAATTGATACGAGAGATATAACCAGTGCAGGGACTATTACCCAGGAGCCTTTGCTGAAAGATATCTTTCTCATCACTCCTCTGATGAACTGTCTTTATTCCTTCCCGTAGAGATCATTAGACCAGCTAATGTTCCTGTAATAAATGTTGCGACAGAGGAAAGAACGCCGAAGAACATTTTGTCGTTTTCGGCTTGAGCGCCAATTGGCTGTGTTACGAATACAAGAGCGTAGAGGATAAAAACAGTAGTGACAAGTAGAACTGTTCCGAGCATACAGCCAATAACGAATTTCAAACGAGCGTCTAGTTCTTCTGGAGTTAGTCTTTTTTTCATGGTACGGTTGTCTCCTCTACGAGGATGCTTGTCTCCGAAGCTGGATCGTATCCGAGCAAGCTTTCTGTGCAAGCCCCATCTACCTTGCATATTGGTGGATTGCATTCTTCCTTCTCCCAATTTTCTGGGTCTTGACATGGGTAGCGATAACCACCGTCATATCCGCAAGAAAGCAAGCCTATTGAAAGGCATAACACAGAAAATAATCTTTTCACCTAAACATTATAACTTAATCTTAATTATTAAGATAAATTATATAGATATAAGTAATGCTGCTGTGTATAAATCCTGAACTTTACCAAAGAGGGTTGAGTTTTTTATCTCGTCATAATAAATATTTTTATTAGTTGGTCTTGGGAAATTATCTGGATGGTTTGTTTTCATATCCAGATTTATATCATTAATATCTAATTGAGATATCTTATCTAAACCAAATTTATTTGATATATTATCCATGCATATCTGTGGACTATTTACTAATGAATCAAAACTTATGCAGATAGATGTCTCAGTATTTTCAATAGAAGCCTGTAAGAATCTGCAGTACCAATCTATCAACCCCTCTGTGGTAGAGGGTATCTCCTCGGACATTTTCATCCATGATGAAATACATTCCAGTGGATCTCTAATGATAGTTACTACAGAATCTCCATCCCTGAGAGGCTGTATTCTATGCTGAGTATAATCAACATTGTCTATGCCAAAAGAATTTCTACAACAAACATAAAGATATGTTGTTCCGCATCTGGGGAAGCCAACAATTTTTAATCTTGCCATTCTCCGACTTCTTCGTTCCAAACCCAATGCCCTTCAGACCCAGGTTTTGCTACAGGTGGTTGCCAATCGTAATTAGAATCTAAAGACCACGAATCATATGGTTTTGGCATAATAAAAACATCGGCTTCATGATCGTATGCATAGCCCACTCCTGCATATTGCTTTCTAAAATTATTATTATATGAAGTTTGTATCCATGTTCCACCTAGAAGGTTATGACAGAACTCAGCACCTTTTGCTTCATTTTCAACACCGTCAATTAATAGTTCACTGTTGTTAACAACAACTCCTTGAACAACAATATTGTTTTCATCAATTCTTACAAAATGTGCCATTAGAAAGTTATACTCCCTGTTCCTGTGAATGTGTAGACATGAAATCCACTTCTTGATACTGCGCTATAAGTTGGGGAACCAGTTGTTGCTAATGCAACTGGGAATGTACTTGGGTAAGCGATAATTACAACTCCAGAACCACCATTACCGCCAGTTCCGTTATAGAAGCTATACGAGCCTCCACCTCCACCACCACCAGTATTAGTTCCACCATTACCTCCGCCAAATGGTCCACCAACAACTCCGCCAGCACCGCCTCCACCGCCTCCACCTGCACCACCAGCGCCGTAAGAGCCAGTTCCAGAACCTCCACCGCCTCCTCCACGCTGTACAGATGTTCCTGTTATGGAAGAAGCACGACCTGCACCACCATTTCCGCTAGAGCCAGCAGCATTAGTTCCACCGCCTCCACCACCACGACCGCCAAGGTTTGGGTCTCCACCAGCGGATCCTCCGTAACCCTCAACTGGAGTATAACCACCAGAGTTTCCTGCACCACCAGCGGTGTTTACACCACCACCTCCACCGCAACCACCAGAGCCATTAACTATTGCACCACCGCTTGCGGCAAATGTGTTAAACGATGATGCTTGACCTACTGTTCCACCAGCGTTTGTTTGACCACTACCACCATTACCAACAGTTACGGTATATTGAACACCAGGTGTTACTGCCAATGCAGCATTTTCACGCTGTCCACCTGCACCACCTGAGCCAGCAAGAAATGGTGATCCATGACCAGCACCACCACCTGCTTGAACAAGCACTTGAATAGTAGGTGTTACAGATCTTGACAGAACACGCTGACCGAAATTTTTAACACTTCCACCACCAAATTTAGAATAAAATGGCATATTAACTCCTAAGCGAATTTAGTTTGACTAGCAAGTACGGTGTATGTATTCGCTGCTGTTTTAAGAATACTTAATGCATAGCTATCAATTGAAGATGCATTTCCACCTGTCGGTGCTGTTCCGCCCTGCCATTTTGGAGTAATTGTTGTCCCATCTACTTGAACAACATTGGCAAAATATGCCGTAGTGCCTTGCTGAGCCATAAACACGACTGTAGCAACATCACCGACAGCAATGCTGCTATTCATTGTTACCGTTGAATTACCACGCACATTTAATGTCCAGTTTGCAGATGCGTTTGTTGTATAAAAAACAGAAGGGTTTGATAAATAATTAATTGTAACCGTTCCAGTCGCAGCTGTTGCAGAAACAAGCATTGGTTCACTAACACTAGTTACAGAAAGTTTTGTTGAAACATTTGCATTTGCAGATGTAATACTTGTAAGACCATCAATCGTAGTGTTGCTTGAACCCAACGAGATTGCTGTTGAACCAATTGTTACTGATGCGTTAGCAAGTTTGCTATTTGTAATAGTAGTGTTTGCAATATCTGCATCAACGATTACCCCAGAGCTAATTGCTGTTACTCCGCTATCAGAGATAACAACATCACCCGTTTCTGCAACTGAAGTTGGTACGCCTGATGAGTTGTACACAATAATATTTCCAGCCGTACTAGTTGCTAATTTTGATAGCGCAATAGCAGCAGATGAACTAATATCTGAGTTTACAACAGAGTTGCTTAATGAAAGCTTTCCATATGTAATCGCTGCTGAAGCATTCACATCGGCATTAACAATTGTTCCATCAACAATTGATGCACTCGTAACAGAGTTAGATGGAATAACATTTTGTGTTAATGTAATCAAATTCCAGCTTGTACCGTTATACAACCAGGTTTTTCCACCTGATGTAAAGGTGTCGTTGTTTGCGGGGGAGTCTGGAAAGTTAATTGCCATGTTTTCTATTATATCCTAAATAGATATATTAAACAATACATAGAATTACCCCTCAAGCCAAAAAGAACTATTTATATTCTTTTTTATGCCAGAAGTTGTCCCGATAACCGCCATAGAATTTCCTTTGAACAGCATGTTTTTGTTTTGTTACTTCTTCTTCATCATACAAAGACACTTCCGTATCCCATGATTCCCTTTTGATTGGAATTATCTGAAACATGGGGGTTCCAGCTGGAATCACTCCTTCAAAATCACTGTGGATTAAAAATGGAAGATTATTTGGGAACGGGTACATTCCGTAGCTATCAAGATCCACTATTCCAGTCGTTGTTTCAAATGGGAGATCGTTTCTATTTAATGGATGTGTTATTAATGCAGAGTACCCTTTAGGTAGTTTTGGGGACCAAGGCATTCTCCATGTAAATTCTTGATTTACAAATCCACTTGGTATTTCCATCACACTGTCTGGATGATTGGTCCTCATTGCCATAATTTCTGGCTCACACGAGTAGTGCCATTCAAGCTCTCCATTTTCAGTAGATATATATATGTCTGTCCAAGTTTCTTGTATATAACCCGTCATGAATGTGTCGCTAAATGGCATACATAATTTCACAGTTTTATTAGACATCTCACCATTATTAAATTTTTTTTTCCCGTCAAGAAAAAGAGGCATTTTTTTATAGCGTTCTGGAATATAGTCACGAGCTGGTTTTGGATAAGGTACTCTTATTCCAATTTCTTTTGTCATTGGGGTAAATTTTATTGTTGGCATACAGCGCACTCCTTAGTTGGTTATTTGCTCCCAACTAAGTATATCTTCATTCCAGTCAAAAAACCCTTCAGGTTTTGGTACAGGTGGTTGCCAATCATGGTTGCTATCTAAAGTCCAGGATGGGAATGGCTGTGGTTGTATAAAAACATCCGCTATAGGATCATATGTGTAGCCAATGCCAGCAAATTGTTTTCGGATATTGTGATTATAGCTTGTTCTTACACAAGTTTGATTACGGAAATTACTATACCATTCTTCTGGGGTTACCCCATCAAGTATTTCGTGCTCATCCTTGCCAGTAATTACTTCCGTTACAATGTTATTATCGTCAAGAAATGCATAGTGTGCCATTACCAACTCACCGTTCCCGTACCAAGTGTAAACTCATACACCTTGTTTGCCCCAACTATTGTCTTGGTATAAGTAAGACCAGCGCTAATTGTCGTTATATCTGCGTATTGCGTACCGTATCTAATATATACAACGCCAGATCCACCAAGACCACCCTGATGTCCACCACCACCACGGTTAGCAGTGCTTCCAGAGCCAGCGCCAGCTCCACCACTTGATGGTACATAACCTCCGTCAACATAAATGGCTTTACCACCTCCACCACCTGCACGAGTTATAGATGTTCCTGTTACACTGGATGCAATTCCGCTTCCTCCATTTGGAGTTGAACCTGATGCACCACTTCCTCCACCACCTGCAGCACCACCACCGCCTCCACCATTAGCCCATTGGTAAGCCGCTACACCTCCAACTCCACCACTATTTCCCTGTCCAGTTGTTCCAGAACCACCACTATACCCACCAACAAAACCAGACGAACCACCACCAGCGCCAGAACCACCAGACTGCCCAGCTGCTGCCTCACCGTTTGTTCCACCACCACCATTTGATGTAATACTCCCAAAAACAGAATTAACACCATTTGTGTTGTACGCACCAGCAGCACCAACTGTAACTGTGTACGATGTTCCAGAAGTAATGCTTAGCGGAGTTAGAGCACTCCCGTTTTGACCTGTTAATTCGCCAGAAATTGAAGAGCGATAACCACCTCCGCCACCTCCGCCTGAAATATTCCAGTATCCAGCGTTTGTTCCGCTACCGCCGCCTGCAACAACAAGGAATTCAACAGAGGGAGGAGGTATTGAGCCCCAATTACTTGCCCCTCTTTCTATCTGAACAGTGCGGTTATCCCATATACCAGAAGCGGAGCTAGGACTTACTGCTTTTTTAGCACCAAGAATACTTCCGTTGGGTCGCACTAACTAATTTCCTCATAACTGCACACAGCCTCAAGATCGGAGTTCGCTGATGCTGTTAAACGCAAAGTATCACCTTCTTCTAAATAAATTGATTTACTAATAACATCAAGAGTAGCATCTGATGGGACAGCTACGGTCTTAGCGATATGATAGGCGGTAGATGATCTAAATATGTCAACATTGATATCAGCAGCACTTGTACCGTCAATATTGGATATATAAAGAGCGTTAACCTTAAGTACCTTTCCGCTTCCTCCGCTATTTGTAACGATTGCTGTTGCAGATGTTGTAACCGCAAGCACCGCTGTCTTTCCTGTAATTGTTGTTACACCTACAATATTTGGTGCTGCCATAATCTATCCTCCAAAAACAATTGACATTGCAATTGCCTTACCTGTTGATGCAGGTGTAAAACCTAAGTTTGTTACAGCAACATTGGCTGCCAATTGTGTATTCGTAATCGTTGCATTTGCGATCTGTGTAGCTGTGATTGTCGCATTTGCAATGTGCGCACTTGTGATAGTTGTATTTGCAATATGCGCACTTGTAATAGTTGCGTTTGCAATTTTTGCGGATGTAACCGCAGCATTTGCGATCTGTGTATCTGTAATGGTAGTGTTTGCAATTTGTGTAGCGGTGATTGTAGCGTTTGCAATTTTTGCGGATGTAATTGTTGTATTTGCAATCAAATCATTGGTGATTGAACCATTTGACATCGCTTGCACAAAAGCTTGCCAGGTATCACCTGTCCATGTCCAGCTTCTTCCGCCAGATGTAAAGATATCATTTGTTGATGGGGAATCTGGGAAGTTAATTGCCATTAAATACCTCCTAACAATAGTTGTGCTTCTTCTTCTGTAATACCCAATTTTTCTAACAAAGCCTGTCTTGCGATTGTTTTAGCAGCGAGAGCAGCGGCTTGCGCTTCGGCTTCGGCTTTGTCGGCTTCAATTTGTGCAGGGTCGTATTCTTCAATGAAAACTGGGCAGGCACTTCCGTTTGGTGTTATTTCATTTGTCATTTGGTGTACCCATAAATGCTTACTGTTCCTGTTTGTGCTTGGTCGTTTAAAAGTGTTATTCCGTCAAAACTTGTGCTGTCAATTTGTGCGTGACCGTAACTAATTATTCCGTAATTCGCTCCAGCGTTTTGTTCACGACCAATACCAATAAATCCTGTACTCGTTGCGATAAATGGTGAAATAATATCTGCCACGACATTACGGGTTGTCGTGCTAGAAATTGATAAACCAAAACTTGTTGTTGTTGTTGATCCACCTCCAGGAGTACCTGTGTTTGTGTATAAGCTGACAAAAGTATAGTTTGTTGCGGTGTCCGTAGTTGCAATACGAAGTCTTGCTGAAACTGAAGCCGCACTTGCATAAGTTGCCCTATACACAATTCGGTAATTATCGTATGCAGAACTAAAAACACCGTTCAGACTTAGTGAAGTTGTAGCGGAAGTAAAAGTTACCTGCCCGTTAGTTCCAACTGTTGCAGTACCACCACCAACCGAAACTGATGTAGGTATAATTGGAACAAGACCACCGTTCTGTGTGATCCAAGCAGATCCATTATAGGCTACCAAACGAGCTGTGTCAGTCTCATAAATAAGTTGACCAACAAACGGAGAAGAAGGGCGAGTAGAACTCGTTACCACTCCTGGCTTAATTACCGATGAAGCTCCGATAACCGAAGAGAATGCCATTATTCACCTTCTGGCATTACTGTTGGCTCTGGTGTAGGAGGAGCAGTAAAGTCCTGTGTTTCTGAGTCATAGGTGAATCCCTGACCCGCATATGTTTTACCTTCTGTATCAAAAAAGGTTTCAACCCAACGACCAGGATATCTGTCGGGGTTTGATTCTAAAAAATCACGCATAACAACAGCTACATGTGTAACCACATTGTTATCGTCTAATTGTGCAAAATATTGTGCGCTCATATATCTCCTATTCTACCACTTATGCTGTTCTAAATCTAACATAGACAATACCAGATCCGCCAGCACCCGCTGCTGCACCAGAACCACCACCACCACCACCGTTTCCAGTGTTAGCAGCACCAGCCGAGCCAGCAGTTGACGCTGTACCGCCATTACCGCCAACACCAATAGTGGAACTACTACCACCAATGAATAGCGACCTATCGTAACCTGCACCACCCGTGGCACCAACAGCGTTAGCCGTAACGCCAGCACCAGCACCTCCATCACCACTACTCACGCCAGCAGAGCCATTGAAACCAAATCCTGTTACACCTGTTCCGCCTGGTTGAGATCCCCATAGACCACCACCACCACCACCACCATTTACACCTGGTGCGCCAAGACCGCTGGTTGCGGCTATATCCCCACCTCTAGTACCGCCTGTAGCATAAACCAACGGAACAATTCCCCCAACAGAACCACCTGTATTCACAGCTCCACCTGCCCCGACATCAACATTGTAAGTAGCAGCACTAGCAAACACAGTTGTAAGAATTCTTCCACCAGCAGAACCACCGCCACCACGATAACCTCCGCCAGCACCATCAGCGCCACCGCCTCCGCCACCGACAATTAACACATCAAACAAACCTGGGGTTGTAACCGTTAATGTTCCATCCGATGTAAATGTAAGAAGGTTATAAGTTACACCATCAACCGTAATTGATGTTGGAGAACTTGCTCCTGTTGCAACTCCATAACCTTGGGTTGTTGCTAATGCATCACCTTCAATTCTTCTACGGATATAAACGATTCCTGAACCGCCCGCACCGCCCGCATATGTGTATGTGCCACCACCACCACCTGAGCCAGTGCTTGCTAAGCCGCTACCACCAACAGCGGTATCATTAGAACCAGCACCACCTACTCCAGAGCCACCTGCGCCAGCAGTACCGCCAGACTCACCACGACCTCCGCCTCCACCGCCAGCAAGGAATTGTGCAGAGCCGAGGAACCCGCTTGCATCATAACCAGTTCCGCCTGCACCAGATGCGGTGCCGCTTGCGTTAGAGCCAACGCTCCCCCATCCACCACCACCACCTGATGGGTAAACACCTGTGCCCAAGCCATTCCCGCCAGTTTTTCCTTGCGTCAAAGCAAGCGCAGCACCGCCAGTTGTTACGGCGTTAGTTCCGTTTCCACCACCTCCAGAACCGCCTGGTGCACCATTGTTGGGTCCATTACTGTCGGTTCCACCACCACCACCACCAATGGCGACAATATTGTTAAAGCGTGAAGGTAAACCATCTCCACCCCGATTTCCTGCTCCAGTCGTTGTTGCTGCCGCACCACCTGCGCCAATAACTACAGAATATGTTCCAGGTGAAAGATATTTTTGAACAGGGGCAACAAGCCCGCCTGCTCCGCCTCCACCACCACGACCTCTTCCTCCACCAGCACCACCGCCGACAACCAAAACATCAAACCAACCACCTGTAGAAACAACAAAGTTTCCATCGGAAGTAAAGGTATGTAACTTATATGAAACACCTGATACGGTAATGTCTGTAGCTGTACCACCCGACCCAATTCCATATTGTGTTGCTATTCTTTTTTGACGGGCACTTGAAACACTCATACTTTAAACCTAACATAAATAATACCACTACCGCCTGAGCCTGACGATGAACCGCCTCCACCACCACCTGAACCTGTGTTTGCGGCAGCCGAACCACCAGCACCACCGCCTGTAGCACCAGCACCGCCGATACCGCTACCACCTGCACCACCCGTAGTGCTAGAACCACCACCGCCTGCTGCCTTAAACAAACTACTGCCACCTATAAAAGTATTTACTTCTACACCAGCACCGCCAGCACCGCCATTTCCAGCACTACCTGTGCCACCAACTGCGCCTGCACCGCCTCCTCCACCGCCTGGAAATGGACTAGTAAAACCAGGACCACCGTTATTACCACCAAAACCCATAGCAAAACCAATATTTGATGCGTAACTACCGCCACCGCTTCCACCCGAACCACCCCTGGACAAACTGTAAGCCAAATTACCGTTTCCACCACCTGCAGCGGTCACACCATTAGTCGCTGTTCCGATTTGTGAACTGAAACCAGCAAGCCCTCCAGCACCACCAGCGCCAACATCAACAGCTAAAGAACCAGCCTGAAAATAAGCAGTGCTAATAACATATTGACCAGCACCACCACCACCGCCCTGTCCACCATCATAATTAACACCACCACCGCCTCCACCACCGACTAACAAAATATCAAACAAACCTGCTGTTGTAACAGTCAAAGTGCTGTCGCTCGTAAATGTCAAATAGTTGTATGCAACACCATTAACAGTTGTTGAAACAGGAGAGCCTATTCCACCTGATGCAGTTCCATAGCCAACCTTACCAAGATTGGAATAACCATAGGCTGTTGACAAGCCCATAATTAATTCGTCTTTTCCCAGCCAACCACCGTGACATTAACCTTGGCGGCAGTGTCTGATAAACCCTGGAGGGTTTCTGTGGTTAGGAGAACAAGAGCTGTATCCCAAACCATAACATCGTTTGCACCAATTGGTATAGCCGATAAAATTCTGTTAGAAGCTACAGCAGCATTACCGATAGCCAAAGTGACAGTGCGATCAGCAGTATCAGTGTTTGTGATAATAATTTGCTTAATCACCTCCGTGATGCCTGTACCAGCAGTACAAATTGTTGTTGTTGAAGTTCCCAATTGAACTGGTCCACCCAGCCTAGATTCTACTCTATCTCCTGATGCCATACTTTACGCTCCTATATCCATAATAATCAAAGCCGCATTTTTTGCGTCTGTCATAACATCTGAACTGACTGTTGCATTAATCCATGCGCTACCATTCCATTGTAGCACTTGACCCGAACTTGCGCTAGTGATTGTTACATCACCAACATCATCAAGGGCGTTGATAGTTGGGATTGTTGCATTTACCCAAGCTGAACCATCCCACTTCAAAAATTGTCCTGTAGAAATAGTTGTGATAGTTACATCGCCAATGTCGTCAAGGGCGTTAATAGTTGGGATTGAAGCCCATTCAAGACCCGTTGTTGCAGATGAATTTGCTTTTAGAAAATAACCATTAGTTCCAACTGCCAATCTATTTAGAGTATTATCAGCTGTTCCTACGAGCAAATCACCTTTTGCATTAATAATTGACAAAAGGCTATTTATTGCTAATGCACCAACTTCAACCCAAACTGAGTCGTAGTAAACATAGGTACCGCCATCTGATGAGTCATACCAGAATTGACCAGGAATTGGGTTAGAAGGAGCAGTATCTCCTACATAGGCAGCTGTACCGCTTGCTCCAATTTCAATCCAATGAGAATCATAATAAACATAAGTAGCGGCAGTATCTGACTCAAACCAAACTTGACCAGCAACTGGGCTTGTTGGAGCAGTGTCAGAGATTGTTGCACCACCAGCCCCTAGGTCTGTGTAGTTTGTTCCATCATTTGTGAACTGCCATTTATCTGTGGATTCATCCCAGCGAATAAAGACATTCGTAGAAGTGCCTCGTTCAATCTCAATACCCGAATTTAATGTCGGAGAACTAGTCTCGCCAGAATTAAGAAGGATAAAACTATCTTCAACATTAAGATTAGCGGTATTTATAGTTGTTGTATTTCCACTAACAGTTAGATCACCAGTAACGATAAGATTATTAGGTATAGTAACATTGGCTGGCAAGCTTATCGTAACAGCTGCGCTTTCAGAACCCGAACCAGATACGGTTATTTCATTTGCAGTTCCAGCAATCGTAGCAACATAGTTGCCTGTTGTGTCTGATCCTAGAGCGATAGAGCCAGATATAGCAAGCGTACCGCTTGCATCGGGGAGGCTTACAGTTCTATCAGCGGTTGGGTTTACAACCGTTAAAATTGTTTCAAAATCATCAGCTGTGCTACCTTCAAAATAAATTACATGGGGTTCTGGAAGATAGATGCCATGAATAACTGGAGTTTGACCAGTTGCAGTAATGGTTGGTCCATTAATAATCGGGGTCGTAAGTGTTTTATTAGAAAGCGTTTGAGTGCTATCTAAATCAACAGAGAGTGCATCGTTAATTAAATCTTTATTAAGATTAGGCATATTCCACACCGCTAATTGTAAATGTCACAGCGTTAGCTGTTACTTGATCAACATAGATTTTACTATTAGCAGGTACGACTATGGATGTATTGTAGTACACAACATTGTTTGCCAAAACATTCACATTACTTATAATTTTATTATTCGCCGCCGCCGTTGCTGCTCCAACAAGAATATGAATGCTGCATACAGCATTAGATGCAGTTGCATTGCAAAGATTGATGTTTTTGATAATTGAATAATTACCAGCAACATTAGCTGTTGTATAGGCATCAGTAGTAGAACCACTGCCAATATAAAAACTTTTTGGCGTTAAATTAGCCATATTATACCCCCATCCACATTAATACTTCATTGTCATATGTTGTTGTATTCATATCTTGAATAACAGCGGCATCAAGAACATGGTCAACATAAGCGCCAGAAGTATGGGCTACTGCTGTAGTACCATCATAACCTCTCTGCTCAACAGCAAGAGTGTTTGATGACCTTGAAGAAATCAAGATTTTTTCCTCAGCGGCATAACCACGGTCAATAACAACAACAAATGGATTATTTCCACTAGGGTATGTTGAACCATCTAGGACAGAAATAGATGAAGCTGAGTTTGAAATATTTGCTGTAATAGTTGTTCTAAGGACAGCACCACTAAATTCTCTTCTTAGCACCTGCCCTCCTTAGTCAATACTGATATCAAGATCGCCTGTTGCAATTCTTAGAGTATCCCCAGCATCCGTTGTTTTATTTGTTGTGAGTGAACCGTACAGCAACATGTTGCCGCTAGTTGAAGCATCAAAAACACCAATTGCTACAGTGGTAGCGGCTGGCATTCCTGTGAAATCAATATTGGTGTCGTTTGATGTTGCACCACTTGCAGCACCAGTAAATGTCGCTACTTGACGAGCGTATGAACCACCAGTAACTTCTGTTCCACCACCAGCTTCACCAGGTGTAACGGTAAACAATCCTACATAAACAGCCGCTGGTTTTGTATAAGTGGTTGTACCAAGAAAGTGGTCAATCAACTTATTTTCAAGATAGTTTGTAAGATTGCCTGCCATTATTTAATCCTCCTGATTAGTATAATACAATTCCTTTTCTTCATCACTAGGCAATCTAAAATTATCTAATGTAAGAAGCAAGTTGGCTTCTTCTACTGGAAGCAAGCCCATTTTATTTCTTTGTGAAAAACGGAATCCAGATGCAGTTGAATACCCAGATCCGCTTTCAAATACAATTAAAACCTTTCCTTCTTCAGAAATGTTTTCTTCAATGATTTCTTTTTTAACCGCAACTTTCTTTGCTACAGCTTTTTTAGGTTTATTAATTTTTTCGGATGTTACGCTTGTTTCGTTGTTAGTCATATGATCAATCTTACCACTTATGTTAATTTAAATCAATTTAAATATGATAAAAGGCGGGGTTCTTGTGAACCCCGCCCAATACCTACTTTAATTGTTTAAATTAGAGTGAACGCAACTTAACATTCTTACCGATTACATATGAATCAGCATTTTCAATGTTGTTTGCAACTCTCATGTACTGTGTGTACTCAATTGTGTCAGTCTTTGGCTTGAACTGGCGATACACTGTGATGTCACGGTGGATACCAATTACACGGTTGTTAGGGAATGTAAGTTCCACAAAACCATGACTGCCTGCAGCTGCTGAGTAATCACCAGTTGCGGTTTCTGGCATCAAAGGTACTTCAACAAGAGGAATACCGAATGGTGAAAGACCAGTTGCACCTGGACCACCATTTGCTCTCATTGAACCTTGCAAGAACGCCATTTCACCAGCTGTTGACATTGGAGCAGGTGCGCCTGCTGTTGCCTCAGTTGCCGAGTTTGGATTACCCAAGCTATAAATTGAATCCTGAACAAGTCCTGGACCTGTGAAGAATCGCAATTCATTGCGGCGCTGCAAGTACTTGCTTGGCAAGGTGCGAAGAACTTTGTCAAAGACCGAACGGGAAATGTTATTTCCTCCGAAGTCTACAACATCTCCGCTTGTTCTTGCAAGCTTATTGAAGCCATCCAAAGCCTTAAGAAGACCGTTGTTTGACGATGTGTTGCCGTTGATAAACAAGTCATCAAGGTCGTTTGCTGTCTGACGAGCCATAATCTGTGCGATATGGTCTTCCAGTGAAGCGCCCTCAATGTTGTCTTCCAACGATTCTGTTGAAATATTCCAGTCAAGACGAAGCTTTACAGTTGAAAGCGATACCTTGCTGAATGTGACAGCTGCGTTTGTGCCATCATCTGTTGCTTCGGTTGCCTTTGCAAGCAAACGAGTGCCGACAGACACCTTGTCAATGTCCATCTGTGGAGTACGCATACGAATTACTCGTGCGTTCTTCATCAATACTGACTGATCAACAACGAAGTCAAGGAAGCGGTTAGCTTGCTCTGGGTAGAGAAGTCCACCACCACCACTGACTGGGCTGCTGTTTGAAACCACCGATGTGGTGACTTCGTTGGCTTTTGCCAAAATTTCTTCTTGTGTTGCCATAGTAGTTATTCCTCCTTACCTTATGACCTATAACCTAGGGAGCTAATTAACTCCTGTGGCAAATATGTATTCTTCCAGAATGAAGTAGGTGCAGACTTGGCAATTGCCTCTTCTGCTACTTCTTCATCATCTTCTGGATCTACGCTCTTTTTAACAGCTCCAGCTGAAGCAAATGCCTCAACCTTTTCTGTTTGCTCAGCGAGAGCCAACTCTGCTGTTTCCAGCTTTTGTTGAAGTTCAGTACTCTGAACTTCAAAACCCTTAGCAACTGCTTCAATTTTTTCCTGAACAGAGGCTTCAACTTCTTCCTTGATTGAAGTAGCAAAACTAGCCAGTTTTTCATCAACAACAGCACTCAGAGCATCTTTAAGAACATTAATGTCCATTTCTTCCTCCTGTGTGTCTCCACTTACTTCAACGGAAGTTGAAGTTGTTTCTTCTGCGACATCTGGAACAAGCCATCCAATAAACTTTTTCAATAGACTAAGTTTACTAATTTCTTGTTCATTCATGTCAGAGATCTTATCATAAGTATTATTTAATTGCAATTCAGAGTCTTGCTGAATAATAGAATCCATTTTCTCAATCATCTCCTTAATTGTACCAAAAAGTTCATCGTCTTGTGAGAACATTTCGCTTTTTGTTGTCTTTTCAGTAGGGTTATTTGGAACACAGTTTGGAACCATGCTTCCATCCTTACCCTTCTTTTCACCTTCTTGGTGATAACCTTCCCCACAGGAAAGGTCTTCTTTCTTAACTTTCTTTTTTGGCTTAAACTTCGGAGAGCCAGATGGAAAAGGAGGAACAGTTGGTGATATGATACCATTTCTTGCTGGATACTTAGACTCTGCATTTTCTGTTGTTACAGATGCATCTTTCTCAACATCTTCACAAGAATTGCAACCACAATCACAACCCTGATCTTTTATTAATTCCAAAACGACATCCAACAATTCTTCGTCAAAATCATTTTCTAAGAAACCTTTTTTCTTTGAGTTCGCATAACGCTCAAGCATTCTGCGACCTTTTGCAGCAAGCTTTGCTGCATCAGCCATGTCTTGCGGCACTGGCTCACCCCACGCTGCTGCTGAGAGCGCAAGCCGTGTTGGCTCACCATTTGGCTTCTTCATTGGTCCAGATGGATTGGTAAAAAATCTAGTTAGGAATGAACCCTTGCGGCGCATTTTTTCTGGGGTATTAGCAGCACCACGAACACCTGGCTTCAGGTTAGCACCTTCAGTTTCTTTAAAATGTCTTCTTCCAGCGGCAGTAAGACCACCCTTTGGATCTTTAAGAGGTTGTTTTGCTTTTGCTAATTGGCAATCAAGGTCACAATCAAGAGCATACTTAAGCAAACCCTCATCATTCATTTTAATAATATCAATAATAGCTAAAGCATTTGCTGGGTTATCTACAAGGCTAAGCTCGCCAAGAACATACTTCTTAATAATATTTACTGGTTTACCACGAAAAAATTTATCTGCCGATGCAGATTTCTCAATTACTTTACCACCAATTGAAAAAGAACGAAGTGTTCCATCAAGAACTTTTTGCCAAGTATCCTCGGCACCTTTTGAGATGTAAGCTTCTACTTTAACAGCATTGTATGATGTTCCGTCAGCGCCAGTAATAACAACTGGTTCATAACTGACAGCTTTGCCTACGGCAATAGGGGCATGCATCTCTCTAATATTCCCACCCCAGTTTGCAAAAGCTTCCTTGGATGCCTCAAAGTCAACAATATCACCAGCTTTATCAATATTGTCTGCAGTGGCAATACCTACCACAATTCTTTGTTCCCGCTTAATCATATCAATTGGGAATGAAATATTAAAATCCGACATTTAGCCCTCGTAGCCTACCAGCATATATTGTTTTTAACAATATTGCAAATCAGCC